GCCTGACCAGCTGCCATTGATTGTGGTGGGGTGTTCTCTGGTGGTGGTGGTGCTGCCAGGAAGCTTTCAGGAAGCTGGTATGCACGCACCAGCTCTGCCAGCACTTCTGCTGGTGGGGTGCCCAGCTGCACCAGCAGCGGTGCAATGCGCTCAAGCACTGCCTGACGTGCAAGGTCAGACATTGGCGTGGTGCCTGCATCCACTGCCCAGTATTGAAAGTCACCGGTCAGGTCATCTGCTGACAGGATGGTGGGGCCAACCGGGTTCGGCAGTGCCAGAGGCTCTGCATCATCACCCAGCACCACGCTCAACATCACATTGTATGTGCGGGCAATGCCAGTGATGACACCATCCCTGACACGCGCCATGCGCCCCACTTCACTGCTGGTGTAGGCAGCCAGCAGGTTTTGTTCAGTAGCGGTGCTCTTGGTGACTTCACCACGTGTGAAGGGTGCCAGCAGCCCTGCTGCATTGATATCGTTATCAACCGTCTGGGCATACAGACTAATGTCAGCAGGTATGGGTGCCTGGGGCACTGGGGTGATGTTGCCAGTCAGGTCAGTGCCAGGGGGCAGGTCCACTTCAATAAACTCACCATCAAGCCCCTGGGCAATCTTTGCAGCACCGTCTTCACTCAGGAAGCCAGCGCGCACCATCCACTGACGTGCCATACGTCGCACACCCTGAGCTTGATAGGTGCGCATGACGTTCAACTCTCTGAACTGGTCAAGCGAGCGCTGCACCAGCGAATAGCCGCGCAGTGGGGTGTCAGGATCACGGCTGAAGTACAGAGGCAGCAGGGGCACCACTGGTCTGCCATTGGCTGACTTGAAGGGTATGCCCGTTGTCTCGTGCACCAGCTCAGCATCAGGGGCTTCAGTGTCAGAAGCAGCATCTGCATCCAGTGCGCCCACCTGCACGGTGATGCCAGTGAACAGGAAGTCAGTGCCGTCTGCATAGTCTTCAGACCACACCAGCAGCTTGTCATGCACCAGGTCATAGACTTCAACCACTTGCACCCACTGTTCAGACTTTGGCACCGTGGTGGGCGCACCCAGCCCCAGCATCTGATCTTTGCCAGCAATCCCGGTGCTTTCAATCCACTTGCTGTATGCACGGCTTCTGAATGCGTGCTCAGGCTTGCCATAGCGCTCAGCAGCTTCCTGCAAGGGCATCAGCTGCACATGCCCAACGTAGCGCTGCGCAGCCCAGCTGGCTGCCGTGGCATCAACAACCACTTCCCATGGTGGCAGTGCTGCGCATGACACGCGCTTCAGTGGGTCAACGCTCTGCACTGGTGCCAGCTTGATGAAACCGCAGGGGTAGATGAGCGCCAGCCGGGTTGCATCTTCCAGCTGTTCACGGATGGTGAGCAGATACTGGTTAGCCGTGGCTTCTGCCACTTGAGGGTTTCCCCTGGCGCGCAGGTCAGGCTGAACGAATACAGCCGGGTTCTTTGCATACAAGCTGCCCAGGTAGCTTTCAACCACGGCATATGCTTTGGGCACTTCAGTGCGCAAGATGCCATCAAGTGTGGGGAAGGTTTCATCCTGCCAGAAGCGCGTCATGTAGAGATTACGCAGTTCTCGCATCTCATCACGTCTGGTGTCCCAATATTGACGGTGCTGATGGTAGAAGTCAGCCACTTGCTCTGGTGTCAGCATGGTCAGCCTTAGAAGGGAAGTGCTGAAGACCTGATGCGCTTTGCCCTGCTGGCACTGATCAAGTCATCTATACGAGTCTTGCCGGATACTAACGCATGCGTGCGCCAGGAAGAAGGCACATCGCGCATGCAGCGATAAGCCAGCGCCATTGCCACGGCTGCATCATCATGGCAGCCCCTGGGTGCCTCTGGTGCCACTTTGCCTGCTGGGATGGTCAGGCTGCGCAGCTCAAGCCATGTGGCGCGGTCCATAATCTTCACAATGCTGAGGGCTTCTCTGAGCGTGTCAAACGCATCAAGCTTGCTCTGCAGCGTGGTGACCCATGGCCTGCCAGCTGGGCTTCTCCACTGCTGGTGATATCCGCAGTTCCCCAGCTCCAGCATCAGCGCATGCCCATGGTTGTTTGACTCTGCCAGCACCAGCGCTTTGTTGTATCGGCTTGCCACTTGAATGACCCGGTGCGCCCACTTGCCAGGGGTTGTGGTGTTGCAGCGCTCTGTATAGACCGGCTGCATGGTGGACACTGACACCACTGCAAGTGCGCTGTAATCCCCACCAACACCACCACCAACATCAACCCCCATCACATAGCGGTCATGTGGGTGGGGCGGCTCTATCTCTCTGCCAGCCGTGGTGCTGATGTGTTCCACCACATGGATATCAGACAGCACTTCATCACCGTAATAGCCACCTTCACGCTGCAGGAAGCAGTCATCAAGGCAGGCTGGGTATTCCCGCCTAAACTTGTGATCACTGCCCAGCCGTCTGCTGGTGGTCCGGTGCCAGTGCAGCTGCTGCCTGCTCAGGGCATAGCGGTCAGCCAGCTGGGCTTCAGCGCTGCTGGGCTGGAAGTCATCAGGCACCAGGTCACTGGTATAGGCTGGGTGCTCGTGCCACCACATGGTCAGCAGGTGCCAGCCGTTCTCTGGTGCTCCCTTGACCAGCTGGCTGAAGAAGTCAGCCGGGTTGTTGGCTGTGCTCTCTACCATCAGCAAGCCATCACCCACCGCTGCATCAGCCTGGGCAATGACTTCTTCAAGGTCAGGCGCATACGCTGCCTCTGACACCAGCACAGCAGCAGGGGTGAAGCTGCGCAGCCCAGTTTGACTTCTGCTAGTAAATGCCTGCAGGCTGGCACCAGTGTCAGCATATACAACCTTGCCCCTGGCTTTGGTTTGTATCGGGCGCTGCAGCAGTGTGGGCGGGTCATTCAGCCAGCGTCTGGGATCATCCATCAGGGCAGTTGCGGAGTCATCCCGCATGCTCACCACTGCATGCATGGCTGCATAGTTGGTGGTGTATGCCATATGATGCAGCACCATTTTGCATCCAGTGGTTGCAGCAACCTGGCGCGCCTTGACAATGATGATGCGCTTATGCCCAGCCTGCACTGCATCAAAGATTTTGCGCTGCATGGGCAATGGTGAGAAGCGCACCGGGCGCTTGCTGTCTTTGTCCTGCACGGTGTGCAGCTGGGCAAAGCTGTGCAGGTCTGACAGCAGCCGGCTGACCTTGCCTGCCATCGCTGGTGGCACCCTGCCAGGAATAAACGTCACTCACCCACCAGCTGCAGCACTGCTGCCAGTTCAGCTTCTTCAACAGGCTCAAAGCCGTTGCGATACTTGGGCGCTGGTGCTGCTGCTGCCTGGGCTCTGATGCCATCCAGGATATACTGCGCAGTCTTGACTGCAGTGGCGTTGCCTTCACCAGCAATCAGCGTATCAGCCAGCACCCTGACTGCTGGCATTAACAAACTGTTAAGGTGTTCAGTGGCTTGATCAGCCAGTTGCTGGGGTGTTTTGGGCATCTTTGACCGGTAGGCAGCTACCCAGGCGCGCAAGTGCGCGCGCTTGATCCTATCGGCTGTGCAGAAGGAACACACACCTGCTGCCACTGCATCATTGATGCTGCTATCAGGGTGCTCTGCAAGCCACTTCACCAGCTGCTGCTGCTTACTGGTCAGCTTGTCATATGGGGTGCGTTCATCACGCTTGACGTAGCTCATCAGATAGCAGCCATCATCTGGGTGGCTTGACGCGCCACATCAGCCAGCAGCAGCTGCAAGTCATCCACTGGCAGTTCTACGGTAGGCCATGTGTGCTGGCATGCTTTGCAACGTCGCCTTCTGCACACCAGCTCAGGCCAATCGCGAGACAAGTGCAGCAGGAAGGTATGAGAGAAGTCAACCGGTGTGCGGGTTTCCTTCACCACGCTGCTGCTGTTGCATTGTGGGCATTGCATGTCTGATAACCTCCATACCACTATATATAGCGCCACTATATATAGTGCGCTACATTGTGAGGATATCGGGCATTGAACCAAGCTAAGTGCCCCGTCCAATACCACCACTTACTTTATATATAGGTGGTTCTATTGGACCGATGATTAGCTTGGTTCAATGCGGATACTCGAGTGATTTCCGCCATTTTACCACTAAATACAGTGGTGCTGTGCTATGCTGATGACCATGCCGCCCACTGCCTGGAAAGCGCTACTAGTCAGAGAAGACACGCACCGTCTGGTGAAGTGGGCAGCCTTCCTGACTGGGCTCAGCATTGCTGACTTCACTGATCAGGTTGTCAGGCGCTGGCTGATACTGTTTATTCAGCAGCAGCTTCAGAAGCCACCACGCCGATTGAAGCAGCAGCTGCTGACCAAACCACCACCCACCACATAAAAGCAGGGCAGGGCTTGCCGCCCACTGCCCTGCTGGAGCACCGTCAATGCGCTCAAAGCAAGCTAACCATATCGCATCATCACTCTTGCCGTCAATACCAGCCGGGTTGACCGTCAAGGCAAGGCATCTGAAAGGGCAAAAGGGCTGGGTGCCCATGACCTGTGCAGGCTTCTTCAAGCAGGGAAGCGAGCGCATGACCATGGCTGACCTGGGCAAAGCTGCTGCGCTCACCATCGATGTTGACCCTTATGACTGGCAGGGTGCTGCCCAGCGCTGGGGTGACACGCGCAAGGTCAGGAAGGCTGCCATGCGCGCTGCCAGTGTGGCTGACCTTGATGACTGGCTGACTGTCACTGACCTGCTGGGCATGGTGGTGAAGGAAGCAGAAGCAGCAGGGTTGCCAGCACAGCCAAACAGGGTGCTCATGACTGGGCAGGGGTATTGCCTGATCTACTGGCTGCCTGATGCCATGGGCTGGGTTGATGGCACCTGGTCACCTGAGCGCATGAAGCTGGCGCTGAAGCGCTGGATGCTGAGCGCAGCAGCACCGTGGTGGTGGGATGACAGCGCCAAAGACGTTGGCACGCGCATCTTTCCGCTGCCCGGTGTAGGGCACCGCGATACTGGCAAGCCAGTCAGGCTGCTGCACCAGCATGACCACATTGATGGTGCGCGCATGCTCAGCTTCTTTGAAGCGCTGGAAGCTGCACACCCAGCAGGCTTGCCAAAACAGGCAAGGAAGCGCAGCCCCAGTGTGCCCAGGAAGGCAAGGCAGCCCCAGCAGAAGAAGCGCTGGGTTTATCGCCAGTGGATGCGCAGCTATCCGGTGCTTGCTGTTGGTGAGCGCAGCACCTGCCCACTGTGCCAGGGCAGCGGATACAAGCGCATGACTGCTGAGCATTACAGCTGCTTCAGTTGCTGCACGCGCCTGACTATTGCGCCTGACCCTGATGAAGCCTTCCCTGATGCCACGGTGCTGCCCCTGGATGCGCTGGGGCGCGCACAGTGGCCTGCTGCACCACCACGGCTGGTGAATAAGGCGCGAACAGGGGCAGGCAAAACATGGCTGATGCAGCAGCTGGTGAAGCAGTGGCATGCACCTGGGCTGATGCAGCGCAGGGTGCTGGCAATCAGCCCCACCATCGCGCTGGCGCAGCAGCTGGCTGACCGGCTTGACCTGGCGCATGCTGACAGCACCAGTGGGCTGCACCTGCGCCGGCAGTCAATCGCCTGCTGCTTTGCTTCCATCAGGAAGAAGGCAGCCAGCCTGCTGCCGATTCAGCTTAGCAATACGTATGTGATGGTTGATGAGATTGAATCATGCCTGCAGCAGCTGCTGGGCATGCTGTCTGGTGATGCAGCGCGTGAAACATACAACCTGCTCATCTACTGCCTTGCGCATGCTGGCAGGGTCATGCTGGCTGATGCCCATGCAGGACCATGCACCTTGCGCATGCTGGCTGATGTGGCGGCATACCGGCTGCGCTCAGGTGCGCTGGCTGGTGGCTGGGAAGTGTGGAAGACAGCGCCCCACTGCCACCAGCTTGAATATGTGCCAGCCCTGACGCGCACCACAAAGAAGGGCAAGACGGTCACCATCAGCAGCTCTGATGCTGAGCACAAAGGGCTTCTGCTTCAGCAGCTGGCTGATGGTGAGCGGCTTGCTGTGTATATCCCTGGCAGAGAAGCTGCCCTGGGCTTTGCTGATGTGGTGCGCAGGCGCTTTGCTGACCTGCGCGTGGTGGCAGTGGTGGGCAGCAAGAGTCATGAAACCAGAGCAGACCTATCCCAGCAGGCGCTGACTGCTGACGTGCTGGTGTACAACAATGCCATGGCCACTGGGGTCAGCTTTGACTTGCCTGAGCACTATGACAGGGTGCACGTGCTGCTGGGCAGGGGTGCAGTCACCACTGCGCTGCATGTTGAGCAGGCAGCGCACCGGATACGCAAGCCCAGGCACCAGGTCATCACCATCAGTGGGTATCTGTCAGAGCCTGTCAGTGACTGGCGCGCTGATGTGGCTGGGCAGGTCAAGGAAGCAGAAGACCGGATGGCTGCTGGTGACTATGCCCTGGCAAGCATCAGGAAAGGGCTGACCCTGGCAAGTGACTGGATGATGAGCGATGAAGCCCAGCGCCTGGGCTGGATGCAGGCAACGGTGCTGGCAAGCGCTTATCAGCATGGGCTGCGCTGGGTGGTGCCATGGCTGGGCAGTAGGCACCAGCTCACTGACATTGCAGGCGCTGTCAATCCTGACTTCAGCAGAGAAGTGGCAGCAGCAAGGGCTGCCAGAGATGCTGAAGAAGCCCTGGCGATAGCCAGCGCTCAGGCACTGTCTGACATGGATATGGAGCGCGTAGAAGCACACGGTGCTGACACTGATGATGAGTATCACCAGTGGAAGGCTGCAGTGTTTGAAGGCATCTATGGTGCTGGCTACACCACCAGCAGCACTGCTGACCGTGCAGACATTGCGCACCGGACAAAGCGTCAGCAGTGGGCTGCACGCACCAGGGTGTTTGCTGCTGCGCTCTGCATTGCAGCTGGTGAAGAAGACAAGCTGGCAGTGGCAGAAGTCAAAGCGAGCAAGCGCAAGACCTTCATGACAGCAGCACCAGCCATACCACGCGCCAGGTGCCTTGCTGTGCTGATGCAAGCGCTTGCCCAGATGCCAGTGCAGGAAGGAAGGCGATACATCAGCGCAGCCCAGTGCAGGCAGCTGCTGTGCATTGCTGCACCCTGGATGAAGGTGGGCAACATCAAGCGCAGGAAGGATGCGCGCAGCAAGCCGTTCAGCCAGCTGCAGCAGCTGCTGCGCTTTGGTGGGGTCAAGCTGCAGAGCATCAGACCGGCTGGTGGTGGCAGCAGGGTGCGCATCTACTTTCTTGATGATGCCACGATGAACCGACAAACCCAGCTTGCATGGGCAATGATGCAGCGCTGGCTGAATGAAGAAGAAGACAAGCAAGCGGTGTGATGGTTTTTAATGTTGACTTCCCTGGGCAGCACCACTATATGTAGTGGTGTAAGACAAAGGGAGCACACACCGTGACAGAGCTGACCACATACAAAGTCAACAGCAGCAAGCTGTTCAAAACCTCCATCATGAGCACCATGCAGGCTGATGCTGAGCCCAGCGCATGGTACAACCACGATGATGAATGCCCGCGTTTCCGGCTGGTGGCTATCCAGTGGGAAGACGGACGCACAACCGTTGGCACCATCACTGATGTTGAAACCAGCTATGCGCAACGCGCACAGCTGTGGCATATCGCCAGCAGCTGCGCGCCAGGTGTTGTGCGCGCTGGTGAGAACAATCAGGGCAATCAGGTCTTTTACTGGGATTGCTCAAACCCTGACCACTATGTCAAGCATGTGGCAACGGCTGTGCATTTCGGCCCTATGTGCGCTCATGAAGTTTTTGATGCTGATGTGTGGGCTGCATGGCAGAAGCGGTGGCAGTCATGAGCGCAGCACAGTTCCTGGCGCTGGCTGCCTTCATCTTTTGCCTGCTGTTCTGGCTTGATGCAGCTCTGTTCTTCCACATGTGCGCTGTTGCCATTCTGGTGCCTGCGCTGGCTGACATTCTGGGGATTGACCGATGAACGCAACACTGGAAGTCTGGAAAGGCAAGCTGCAGACCTATGAAGAAGGCAGCTTCTTCACCATCAAGCCCACTGACCGGCTGGTGGCACCAACACAGA